AGCCGGTCGCCCGATGTCACGGTCACGTCCACGGACAGCCCGGTGATCTGGCCCGATCGCACGTACTGCCCGAGGCCCGCGAGGATCGTGGCGCGCGCGGTCGTCGCCGCGCCGGTCCCGAGCTTGACGATGCGCGCCCAGTCGATGCCGAGCGTCGGCAGCACCAGGCACGACCCGAGTTGGGTGCGAAGCGCCATCGCGATGACCTCGGCCATCGGCGCGGTCGACCTGCGCCAGTTGTTGCCGGTCATCAGCACCTCGCCCGTCGAGGGGACGCGCGCACGGGTCACTGCGTAGGTCATGCTTTCACCTGTGTGGCGCCGCTAGAGATGGTGCCGAAGTCGGTCGGGGGGATCACGGTGCCGGGGACCGCACCGTTAATGAACGTCGACACGGCGCCAATCCAGGTCGCCATCGAAGCGCCTGCGCCCACCGGGTCGGTAGCGCGCGCCACGCTCAACGAGCCGCCCGCGAGCACCACGTTGGTTCCCGCCTTCGGGGTGATCTCGATGCTCCCATCGGCGCGGATGCGGATGACCGCCGTGGCGTTGGCTGACCCCGGCCCGTAGAGCCGCACCTCGCCCGCCTCGACGGCCTGCGACGGCGCGCCCTTGTCGACCACGGCGAGCGCGATGACCTGGTCGCCGATGCGAACGAACGCCGCCTCTGCTGTCGACGACAGCGACGGCGCGGCCATGAGGCCCGCGGGCTGGAGTACCTCGACGGCGTCGATGCGCTCGGCCCCATCGTCATCGCCCTCCTGCCCCGTGGCAGCGAGCTGCAGCGTGGTCGCCCGGCTGTTGCCGCTGACCGTGACCCCGAGCACCTTGCCGAACTCCACTGCCCCGAGGTCATCCATTCGTTGGCTCTATCACAAGCGCGCCGAGGGGGAGCAGTCGCAGCCGGCTGAGGGTGCCGCCCGACCGCGATCGTCGGAACTCAAGGCCGACGATGAGCATGTCCTCGTCCAGCGGGGAGCCGTCGGCCGCGAGGCAGACGTCATCGCGTACGCGGGCGATCGTGTTGAGCGCGTAGAGGGTCTGCACGCCGTCCAGAGTCTGCCCGTGGCCTCGCACGGTGCATTCGTAGGTGCGGAAGTTCCGCATCGCCTCCATGACCACGCGAGCGCCTTCCTGCGCGGCCCGTGCACGGGTGCGCGCCTTCTGCGACCGCTGGTGCCGCGGCTGCGGGGGGAACGGGTCGAGGGTCAGACCGCGGGAGATCGCCGGGTTGGTCAGCCCGACGTTCTCGGTGACGCTGGCCGAGCGCGAGGACACCGCCGCGCCGCGCCCGCTGCCCGTGTAGACCGCCACCGTGGTCGGCACGCCCTTGATGGAGATCGTCTCGCCGCCCGTGAGGATGTTGCCCTCGTACTCCTCCGACCCGGTGATCTGGCGACGGTAGAGCACGTAGGCTGGCGTCCCGTTGGTCACGGGGACATCGACCACCAGGGCGATGCCGCGCTCCGCATCGGGCGCGACCCAGATCAGGTAGCCCAGCCGGGCGACGATGGACGTGGCGAATGCCCACACCTTATCCCCAGGCTGCGGGTGCGCGGCGTCCACGCGTACCGTGCGCGCCGAGGTGCGAGCCGTCCCTCGAGGGCCATGCGCGCGACCCGAGGTGACCCGCACGTTGGCGATGCTGTCCACCACGCGGCACGGCACCCCGAGCGGCCCGAAGACCTGCGGCAACGCCTCCCCGAGCGACATGCTGGCGATGGACAGCGTGGGGTCCGCGTCGAAGTCCATCGCAGGGCCAGCGAGGTCGCGACCCGAGAGGATCACCGTCGCGCCGTCCTTGCGGCTGGCCTCGGTGCGGATCGTCTCGATGCGGCCGGTGAGCTGCGTGGCGTTGTCGATGGACAGCGAGACGTCATCGCCCGCGCGCACGAGGGTCTTGATGATGTCCCAGGTCGTGCGCCGCGCGGCTGATCGAAAGAACGCGAAGGTCCACGCGTTGCCGCTCTGCAGCATGTCCAGCGTGATGACGTACTCGTCCCACACATCGATGGCCGTGCCCGATGTGCAGAGCAGGAGGTCGACGGTGTGGTCGTATGGCGTCGGGTCGATCGTCACGACGGCAGCACCGTCACGACGGTCCCCGCGGGCACCAGCAGCGGGTCAGGGAACGAGTTGGCGGCGTAGAGCAGCGACGTCTTGCTGATGTCGTTGTAGACGCTCGCGGCGATCTCACACACGCCCATGTCGGCGGGGACGACGAAGTACCGCACGCCTGCGATGCCCGGTGCGAAGCGCGCGTAGTAGCCCTGCGTGGCAACCCGCAGCGTCAACAGCGCCGCGTAGGCGGCGGCGGCGTCGAGGCCCGTCATCGAAGGCAGCGAGAGCGCGTAGGCGATCGCCCCGAAGAGCACCGAGAACGCGCCCTGCACCTCGGAGTAGGGCAGCACCAGCGACGACTCCAGCAGCGTCATCGTGGTGGTGAACACGGGCGCGAGCGGCACATACCCGGCCTTGCCAGCGGAGAGCGTGTCGGCGGTCGTCGCGAGGCTCTGCACCGTGGTCGTCGGGTCCGTCGTGACGGCGCCGTCGAGGGCGATGAGCGCCGCGAGCGAGGCGTTGTGCTCCTGCCACTGGACGGTGAGCCGCTGACCGTTGCGGAGGTCGGGCGAGTCCTTGGTCGCCCACGACAGGATGGCGACCTCGAGGGATCCCCAGGTCGGGTGGATCAGCGTCCCGATGGGGTTGTCCGAGAACATCTGCACGAGGTCGGCGCGGAGGTCGGGCCACAGCGTGCCGTACCGCTGCACCAGCGGCCCGGCGTTGATCAGCGGGATGGTCAGCGAGCCCTTGTACGCCTTGAGGCCCGTGGGCTCCATGTCGGCGCCGCGTCGGCGGTAGGCCACGTGCTCCACGAAGTCGGTGCCGCCGTCGACATCGGCGGTCTCGACCGGGAAGAGGATGCCGCGGTAGGACGCCTCTGGGATCAAGTCGAAGTCGGTCATGGGGTTGCCGCCTGTGTGCGTGCGTGCGTGGCGTCCACCGCCGAGACCGTGGCGACCATAGGCGCAGCCGCAAGCGCCGCCGCGACTGCTGAACCGATCTGCTGGGCGGTCGGCGGCGGCTGGTTGGCCGCGGTTGCCGCCGCGCTGAGGCGGTTGCTCTGCCGCTCGTACTCTAGACCCGCGCGCTGCTGCGCCTGGACGTCGCCCTGGTCCACGCCGCCGTAGCTGCCGCCGAGGGTCAGCAGCGACCCTAGCAGCGCGGGCGCGCCCATGACCTTGCGCGCTATTTGCCCGCCAACGGCGAGAGCACCACCGCCCGCCGCACCGCCACCCGCTGGGGCCGCGACACCAAGCGCCGTCCCGAGGGCCGTACCCGCAAGTTGCCGCCCGATGAAGCCCGCTGCCATTTGCCCGACGAGAGGAATGCCCGTCGCCGCCACGATCGTGCCGAGGGGGTTGCGCGCCGTGAACTCGGAGAACGCGTTGCTGAGATTGCCTAGCATCGTCGTGTTGTCGCTGAGCGCGGTGATGCGCGACTCCTCCGACGACACCAGCGCCGTGCGTTGCTCTGAGTCGATGACGGCACGACCCGCCTCGACCTGCGCCGGTCCGAACCGCTCGCCTTGCGCCTGGAGGTCTGCGACCTTCTGCGCGATGGTGCCGCCCCCGGCGCTGGCTCCCGCGAGGAGTGTGATGGCCGTCCGCTGCGGGCTCGTGAGAATCATCGGCGCGCCGGGGCCACCCGTCGCGAGCAGGTTGGAGGCAGCATTGGCGTCGCCTCCCATGCCCGTGATCAGTTGAGACATAAACGCTAGAGGGCTGCGGTTGCGGAGAGAGGCGTTGCCCGCACGGTCACGCACGATCATCTGATCTGCCAGTGCGGCGTGGTTGGTCGCGCGGAGTCGGCGGTCGAGCCGATCGGCCATCAGCGGACTCTCGACGGACCCCCTCAGTTGCGCCAAGGAGTTAAGCGCAGGGCGCGCGTTCGCGCCCGCCGACGCTTCGACCTCTGTTGTGGCCATCGACTCCAGCACCGTTGCGCGCACTGACGCCGACCGCTGCTCTGGGGTCTGACCGGGTCTTTGGGCTCGCGCAATGTTCTGCATCAGCGGCCCTAGTGATGACCCGACCATCGTCGAAAGCTCGACCGACCCCGCCTGTCCGATGCCCGTCATCGCCATCAGCGTGGACATCTGATCTGCGCCAGTGATCCCTTGGTCTTGCAGCATTCCCGCCGCTAGCAGCACCTCGCGCGGCGTTTGCGACGTGTTCCGCGCAAACGCCATCAGTCTAATCTGCTGCTCAAGCGCCGCCGCCCTCCCTTGTGCCGTGGGGGCTGTGAGGACGCTCTTCTGCGTCTGCGCCGCCGACAGACCCTCCGCGACATCGCCCATCGACAGGCCGCGGAGCGACCCGGTCGTGACCTCCGTCTGCAAGCGCGCGCGGAGCGCCGCCGCCTCCGGCGCGCTCATCATCGTCCCCGTGCCGCTGTTGCCCGCCTGCATGAAAGCGTTGTTGAGCGTGTGCTCGCTCTCGGCCCTCGTGGCGCGCGCGTCCTGGATCTGCGTGTGTGCGTTGCGAGCGACGTTGATGGCGGCATCACGGCCCACGGTCAGACCGCGCCGGATGTCGTGCGCCACGCTGGATCGGTTGCGGTTGCGGGTCGCTTGCTCGCGCTGCGCGATGGCCGTCTGGCGCTTCTCTTCGCTCTCGTAGACCCGCGTCAGGCGCTCCGCCGCGGTCTGCCTGACCCGCGCCTCCTGCTCCGCGGTCAGCCCCCGTTTGGCGGCTTCGGTGCGCGCCAGCGTCGTGGCGTCGCGCTCAACCCGCTCCTGCGTGGCGGCGGTGAGACGCGCTGCACGGCGCTTCTGCTCTTCGGCGCGGACGAAGGCCGATACGGTGCGCGCCGCGGCCCGTTCGCCCTCGGCGACCTGCTGCCGGGCGGATGTGCGGTAGACGCCGGCCGACCCGGTCGCAGCGCGCTGCATCGACGACCGCACATCGCGCTCGGTCTGCTGCGCGGCGGTGCGGATGGCGCCGAACGCCGCGACGATGCCCGAGGTGTCCGCGGTGATCTCAAGTACGGCGCGAGGCACTACTCCACCTCACCGATGGTCATCGTCGGGGTCCAGCTCTCGGAGGAGTCCGCGGGCGAGTCGGTCGGCGGCGAGATACCCGAGGAGTTCGCCGTCGTCCATGTCGCACGCTGGTCGACCAGTGCAGTGATAATGAGCCGCAGCGTAGTGTACTCGTAGCGAGGCAAGCTGGTCATCGACGCCTGCCCTTTTCCCAGCGCGTCAGCTACCTCCTTCACTTCGGCCAGCGTCTTGAGCGACCGGAACGGCGAGCGTTCCTGCGACCACGACGCGTACTCATCCCAGACCGCACGGATCTCGTCGACCTCGAAGAACTTCCGCACCTCCGCGGCATCGGCCGCGAACGCAACATCGGGCTTCTCGGGGTCGACCAGCGCGCGAGTCAGCGTCTGCACCATCACCTCGAGGTTGAGGATGGCGTCGCCCGCGTCGCCAATGAGGTCTTCGCGCTGCCAGCCGCCCGTGCTGACCAGCCACTTGATGGCGTCAGCGTGAGCTCGCGCCGCATCGTCAGCGGTGAGCGACCGCACCGCGAGCGGGAGCGTCGTGCGCCCGTCGTTGCGGGCGATCTCGATGGAGAAGAGCTTGTGTGGGCGCACTCGCCCGGCGAGGAGCTTGGCGAGGGGAGAACCAACGCGGAACTGGTCGAGGGCGCTCACGCCCGCGACCGTACCACGTTCAGGCGATGGAGGTGATCTTGCCGTGGAACTCCCACGACACGCTGTTGGCGTCGGCGACCTTGGTGCCGATCTTCGCGGTGCGGATGTCGCCCGTGCAGGTGTACATCTTCCCGGCGATCTTGAAGCCGAGCGTCACCACCGCCTGGGCGAGCGCGATGCCGACCCAGTCGAACTCCAGCCCGCTCTGCGGGACGGCGTTCTCGACGCGCACCATCACCTTCTGCGGGCCGACGGAGAACCCCGCCGTGCCGAGGAGGAGCGTCTGGACGTCCTTGTTCTGGGTGTCGACGTCGAAGTCGATGCTGGACGACTGGAGCACCGGCACGGCGTTGACCGTCACGAAGCCGGGGCCGCTGTAGATGGTTGCCATGATCAGAGGCTCGCGATCTGCCGGACGTTGCCAGCGATGATGTGGAGCCCAGACACGGGCTCGCAGGGGATCTCACAGTTGAGCCGACCGGACACGACCGGGTCGGCCTCGACCACCAGGAGCGAGACGTTGGCGGTCACGTCTCGCAGGATGCTCCGCGCCTCGTAGGCCGAGAGGCGGTCGAGGATGACCGCGCGCACCAGCGACGGCGTGGTCACGCGAGGCGACAGCGGCGGGTTGCCGTTGGCGCTGTCGGCCCCGAGCTTGAATCCCGCGTAGGTCGTCGCGAGGTAGCCCTGGAGGTCGTCCGCGACGTAGTCGCAGGCCGTCACGAACTCCGTGTCGATGACCGCGAAGTTGGGCACGTTGTTGGCGAGCGACCTCGAGGTGACCGACCGCGCGAGGGCGCAGAAGCCGGGGCGCGCGGTCGAGGGGACCAGGACCGCCAGGCCGTTGTTGAGCGCCGACTCGACCTCGGTGGCCGTGGGCTGATCGAGGGCCGCGGTTTGCGCGAGGATCGTGGCGAGCTGGCATCCGTCGAGGTTGGCCGCGGGGTCCGCGCTCTCGCCGACCAGCGACCCGCCGACGCTGCCGTCACCCGCGAGCCGCGCCGCCGCGAGCACCGCGGCGACCTCGGGGCCAGGCACCTTGGAGGCGAAGTGGAAGCCCACCTGCAGGCGCGCGGCGTTCTGCCCCGTCGCGAGGGTGATGGCGTTCGCCAGCGTGTCGATGGTCGCGCCGATGCCCTGCTGACGAAGGCCGACCGTGACGCCCGCGAGCGCGTTGAGGTGCGTGGCCAAGCGGGTCAGGTTGGTGCCGTCGTTGGACGACACCACGATGCGGTTGTACCGCTGCGAGGCGATGGCGGTGATGACGTTGGCGATGCTGTCCGCGGTCGTGCCGCCGGACAGCGGGAACTCGGTCCCGATGACCGACCCGATGGACGTCCACTGGCCCGTGGTCGCGCCGGGCGAGGTGGTCGATGACCCGGTGATGCGGAGGGACACGGTGCCCAGCACGAAGTACGCGTCGACGATCAGGCTGTTGCCGCGCAGGCCCGCCATCTTGGCGGTGAAGGTCACGACGCCCGCCGCGAACTGCGCGTAGTACGGCAGATCGGCGGCGTCGTTGACGGCGGTGGCGACGGCGGTGGCGATGACGGTCGGCGTGTCGCCCACGCTGACAGCGACGTCAATCGCCTGGTCGCAGAGGAGCAGCCGCACCGTGAACGCCGCGGTCGCGGTCGTCGCGAACGTCAGGTCGGCAGTCGCGGCCGAGCCCGCGCTCACGGCGTTGGCCGCGAGGAAGAGGTTAGCCGCGGGGTACTGCGCGAAGACCGCGCGCGCCATGCGGTGAAGCTCGGAGCCCTGGCCGCAGAGGGTCAGCGCATCGTCGACCGACGCGCAGAACGTCGGGGTCGCGAGGGGCATCGTGCCGTCCGAGACGTCGATCGTGGGCGCCGAGTCGCTGATGGCGACCTCGAGCTTGTTGCCGATGAGGAGGATGGACTCCGGTGCAGCGCCCGCGCTGGTGCCGGGGCCGCCGAGGATGACGTTGAGGTAGACGGCCGGCGTCTTGGTGGACGCGCTAAGCCCGGGGATGCTGATGCTCATGAGTGCTCCTGCTCTGCGACGAGCGTGATGTCGCCGCGCAGAATGGCGCGGCGGTAGTGTGTGTGGTCGCGGACTAGCTCGCCGCCGGGGAGCGCCACGCCGCTCTTGTCGCGCGCCGCGAAGCGACCGCGGACAGCGATGCCGCGAGCGTCCACCAGCGAGAAGAGACGGCCCTCTATGGCCTGGATGAGTAGCATCATGGGTTGGGCTCCGAGGTGAACGGCGAGAGCGGGTTGGACGTGTAGCCGGTGCCCGTCAGGTTGACGTCCCCGACGATGGGATCGAGCAACGGAAGCGCCGCGCCGGGGTCCGCGTTGGCTGCTAGCGGGAGGTCGCGCATGGCCTCGACCCGCGCGGCGTAGGCGTACACCACGCCCGCCTCGACGAGCTCGGGGGTGATCGAAGAGACTCGCGTCGGGCGCTCATTGTAGAGCCCTACGACCAACAACCCGTTGGTCGCGCCCATCGCAACGTCCAGGAGTTGGAGGATGCCCGGTGCGCCGACCGCGCTGGCGTTGATCGCATCGTCGATCTCGCGAGGCTCCTCGCTCACAACGATGACCGACCACGTTGCGACGCCGCGGTCCTCGATGCCCGCCATGAGGGTGTTCACGATGCGCGTCGGCACCTCGCCGTCGAAGCGGAGCAACACCGCAGGGTACTGCGACCCGCACACGCGCGACAGCCCCTCCCGGGTCACTGGACCGGCGTAGCGGGTGGCGACGGCGAACGGGAGGATCGCGGTCTGCGGGGCCGCTACGCACGCCGTCAGAGCGGCCAGGAGGGCGGTGTCGATGGATGCGAGCGTAGTCACAGGTTCTCGATGGCGCCCACCATGGACGCCTCTACGATGCGGGCGACAGTATCACCCTCCGCGGCCCACGGGGGGGAGACGCGGTAGGAACCCTGCCTCGTCTTGTCCGAAAGGAACGGGTACGGCCTGTTGGGCCTCCCAGTGCGGTGGTTGATGCTCGTGCCCTGGTCCACGTAGGACCCGTAGTGCATGCCGCCGTCGACGCGGATGGTGTACCCGCCCTCGAACGACCCGGCGGTGAACTGGTACTCGGTGGTGCGCTGCAGCCGGTACGTGCGGTTGGTGTACGGGTGGTTGGCGCGGGCGTACCACGCGACCAGACGACCGCCGCCCGCGAGCGCCGGGGGGAGCGAGCGCACGACCGCGGAGCGCATCGCGTCGATGCTGGCGGCGAGGCCGAGCATCAGAACATGCCCGTGACTTTGTAGTCGGCGATCCGGCTCCAGACGTTCGTCTCTTGCCCATCGGGCGCGAGCGCGTTGTTGACCCGCGCTCGAGGGTTGGGCGGCGCGTTGGTCGAGCCCGCGGCGCGGGCGTCGGCATCGCGGTTGAGTTGCTTGATGAGCTCGCGGGCGCGCTTGCCCTGCTCGGCGAATGCGCCCGACTCATCCCAGACTCCGTGACGGCGCGCGGCGATCTCGCACGCGAGGTCCACCACGCACCCGACCATCGCCGGGTCGAGGGTGTCGGTCGTCGTGTAGATGCCCGCCGGGAAGGCCACGCGCGTCATCGTGCGGAAGAGGCTGTTGGCCTCGGCCAGGCACAGGTCGCGAAAGCTGGTGTCGGGGGTCGCGCCGCCGTTCTTCGCGAACAGCCTCGCATACATGGCGGTAGACAGCCGCGCCGTCAGGTCGGTGGAGGTCGCGATCGTAGTCTGTTCAGCCACAGTCGTACTCCCTGCCCTGGACGAAGCCGTCTAGTGCCACGCGCTCGGGGATCTCTTGCCCCGGCTCGTAGGTCACGCCCGCATGGATGGTCACGCGAGCGAAGTAGCGCACCTGCGCCAGAGGTGTCTCTACCTCTGGCGCGGGCGCGACGACAAGCGCCGCCACTGGCTGTGCACGGCGCTTGCTCATGTCAGGACACGCAGGTGGTGTAGAGGAAGCCGGTGGTGGCGCCACCGATCACGAACTCCGAGTCGGAGTGCGAGGTCTTGATGAACACGCCGCCGCGCACGCCGCGGAGGCTGTCGACGATCTCGGTGGTCTCCATCGAGCCGAAGCGGAAGGTGTAGCCGAACGTGCGGGTCGCGCGCGGCGACGGGGTCCGCTCGACGCGGATGAGCGCCGTGGACTTGCCCCAGAGGTAGTCGCTCGAGGCCGACGCGCCTTCGTGCGCCGAGTTGTACTTGGCGCGGCCGATCACGACGTTGTCGAGGCCGAACGCCTCCGCGAAGAGCTGCTCGTTCACGCGGAGCGGCACATCGCCCATCGTGGTCGCGGAGCGCGAGAGGATGTACTGCAGCACCTTCGGGTGGTTGCGGAGCTTGATCCAGACCTGCGCGCCGATCACCATGGTGTTGGGGCGAACGAAGCAGGACTCGATGGCGTCCTCGATCTTCTGGATGGGGTCCGAGGTCGCGACGTCCCAGCGGTCGGCGCCCGAGAGGGCGGCGGTGTTGGAGCCGTAGTTGCCCGACGCGAACGCCACGTCCGCGACCCGCTTCTCACGCGCGAGCATGAGGAAGTTCATCACGATGTCCTGCGCGTAGATTTTGGGCTGCAGGGGCGCATCGGCGTTGGCGATCTCGTCGTTGCTGACGAAGTCCATCAGCGCGTAGTCGCTGACCGCGTAGGTCAGAGAGCTCTCGATGTTGTACTTGACCTCGCCGGGCATGCCGCGGGGCGAGGCGACCGCGGAGGCCGCGACCTCCTGCATCGTGGTCACCGGGAACGAGAAAATCTTGTCCGAGCGGTGCTTGACGCTCAGGACGGGCAGGACCGAGTCCGCGATGTACTCGCGGTTGTTGTACTGCACCGCCAGGTTGGTCAGCGCGCGGTCGATGTGGACGGCGCTCGGGGAGAGCGACATCAGGTGGGCGGCTTCGGCGGCGCCGATGCCGTGCGATGCGAGCATCGCGGCCTGGAGGTTTTGGATGGAGGTCATGATGGTTCCTGATCAGCCCTGGAGGCTACCGATGCGGATGTCGATGGCGACGCGCTCGCCCGACGAAGCGGACTCCATCGCGTAGCCGATGGTGGCCACGTTGCTGCCCGCGCTCGGGGCCGCGACGATGACGCCGCCGCTCGAGTTGCCCACGGTGAGGAGCTGCCCGCGGGTGATGCTGCCCGCGGCGACGCCGGGGAAGATGCCCGAGGTCACGACGTCCGCGCCGGTCTGGGTCGAGACGACGGCCTGGTGCGACAGGCCGAGGATGGCGATGCTGGTCGGGTCGGGGCTCGCGCCCGCGGGGAGCGCGGCGGCGTTGTCAGCGCCCGTGGCGTTGACGAGGACGGCACCCTCGACCGCGGTGAGCGAGCTCACGGCGAAGGGCGCGACGGACTGCGGGGTACGACGAGAAGTGGTCATGGCGATCAGCCTCCGAGTGCGGCGGTGAGGGGAGCGAGGGCCTCATCGCGGAGATCGCGCGAGGCACGGAGCAGGGCGTCCTTGTAGGTCATGCCGTGCGCCGACATGAGGGCCGCGGCGCGCGAGTCGGCGGCGTCGGCGTGACGGACGGGGGTGGCCACGCGCGACACCGGGGCGCCGCCCTGGGGCGACACGCGGGCGCTCATGAGCTTGGCGTCGGACGCGGGCGCCTCGACGGCCGGGAACAGCGCGTCGAAGGTGCCGCGGTCGGCGCGGCAGAGCTTGGCGAGGCGGTCGCGCGAGGCGGCGGGGGCGCGGCCCTCGGCGATGACGCGGTCGCTGCACTGCGCGGCTTCGGCCATCTGGCTCATCTCCATGCGCTCCATCATCGCCTCGAGGGCGGCGATGATCTCGCTGTCGGGGCTGGCTGGGTCCATCTGCATCCTGGAGGCGAGGCCCGCCAGCATGCTCTTCATCTTCTCGGGTTCCATGGTCTTGTCTTCCTTGACCGCAACCGCGGTCGGTACGTGGACGCTCTCGGGAGCGAGAGACGCCGCTATCGGGTCGCGTGCGGTCAGCGCCGCCATCCCGTCCAAGAACGGCCGGTTGGTCAGCGCGACAGAGGTTAGCTTCGGGCCGATGCCCTCGCCGGATGCGGGGTCGATCGCGCCGAACACGACCGCGGGCGAACAGTACGCGTACTGCCCCATGCGGATGCGCTCTACGGCCTGCGGGTCCACCCAATCGACGTGCGCGTAGAGTCCCGCATCGCCACGGTTGTCGAGGTGCGTGATCCACCCGACCGCGGGCGCGCCGTGCTGCATCACGCCGGGTGCCGTTGGCATCTCGCTGGCGTGCTCGTAGTCGACCGGGACGCGACGGTTCTCGGTCGCGTCGAAGTTGCGGATGATCGCGTCGAAGGTCGCCGGGTCGAAGGCGAAAGCGCCCTGCGAATGCCCATCGTAGGTGCCGCATCGCGCCACTTGGATGACGCTCTGCGAGACGGGGTCCGCGGTCATCGTGATCGCGCAAGACATCTGACGTGCATCCATCTGCTCCACAACCTTCCGCGCCCACGCGTAGCCGGCATCGCCGCCCCACCCGTGCCAGGCTTGCCAGCCCTTGCCCTGCTCGTCCCAGGTCGCGCCCTGCTTGTCGACCTCATGGCGGGCGAAGAACGAAACCATGCGCCGCACAGTCTCGGGGGAGAGCGCCTTGCCGTTGGCGAGGTCGCGGGCGCGCGCGATGCCCACGGCCGTCATCCCGCGCTCGCTCGGCGGCTTGGTGGCGCGTACCTCGAGGGCGCGGCGCGCGGCCTCCTGCGCGCCCTTGGGTGGCGTCAGGTCGATCATCGCGGCACCAGGAGGGCGTCACCCTCGAGCGGCTCAGGGAGTTGCAGCATCTCGCGTGCATCGCGCTGCGACACCTGGACGCCCGCGCGCACGGCCACGTCGAGACGCTTTGCGAGCTCGGTGAGATCCTGCGCCGGGTCGGTGGCGAAGACGATCCGCGGCACAGGCGTCCCGCGCCCGAACATCCTCTCCACCATCGGGCGCAGCAGGTCGCGCCGCAGGGTGCTCGCGACGGCTTCGGCATCGCCGCGGGCGATCATCAGCGTGACGCGCTCGTGCACCTCGCCGAGAGCTCTGTTGCCGCCGTTCTCGCCGACCTCCGCGGAGAGCGTCGAGCCCACGACGGCCTTGCTCATCTCGCCGTTGCAGAGCGCGACCAGGTGCTCGTGCAGCGCGTTGACGTTGGGGGCGTCGAGCACCGTCAGCTTGGTGGTGTCGGGGATGACGATGGAGACCGTCGAGCTCATCGCCTCGATGGCCTCCTGCAGCGCCGTTACGTCCTCGGGGGAGGACCGCACCGGGCTGTCCGGCGTCGAGCCGCTGGAGTACTCGCCAACGCGCAGACCGCGACCCGCCCACTCAGTGAGCGCGAGGAGGTCACGCATGCCGAACTTCTTGAAGAGCGCGTACCAGCAGACCGTGCGCCCGATTCCCTCGCGAGTCGGGTAGCCGCCGCGGATGCGCGGCCGGTGCACGATAAACTTGCCGCTCGGGAACACGTCCAGCGGCACGCCCGGGAAGAGGGCGAACGCGCGCTCCGCTGCGGTCTGCTCCGCGGCGATCGCGTAGCCACTGCCCGTCGCGTCCCACAGGTGGATGCGCCAGTCGGTCGCGTAGGCGAGCCGCCGCGGGTGGACGAACTCGATCGCCTCGGGGCGCCGACCATCCGGCGACCAGATGACCTCTGCGACCGCGCGCCCGTAGTAGACCGCGGTCTGCATGTGGTGCAGGAGGTCGCGGAAGCTCAACGCCATGTCGCCGCGCGACTCCAGATCGGAGAGCGCGCCCGTAACGTAGTCGGTGACGCGCTGGTCATCGCCGATGATCTGCCACGCGCTCCCGGCGACTAGCGCCTCGCGCTGGAAGAGGACCGAGTGCAGGTGCGGGTCCGTCTCGCGTAGCTCATCGAGCACGTCGATCCACTGCCACAGGTAGCCGATGTCGGCCTGTCGCTGGACCGCGGAGAGCGCCTGCGGGGTGAGCGCGCTGCCCAGCCGATACTGGAACCTGTCGTTGTACGGCGCGCGCGCCAGGAACGCCGATGGCGGCGCCTGTAGGGCGGCGTACTCAGAGCGGGAGAAGGGGGCTACCATGCGCGGCCCTGCGACCGTACCAGCATTGGCCGCGCTTGCAAAGGAGCGATCGGCCTGTCCACTACGAGATCAGTGAGCGCCCACACAAGCGCGTCGAGCCGGTCGGGGCTCGAGGTGTCCGTTGCCGGATCCCAGCCGGCGCACTGGTCCTCGAGGCGCGCGAGGAGGCCCACGTGGGAGACGCGCCCCTGCTCATAGAGCGCCGCGACCGGCTCGGCCCGCAGCGCCTTGCCGCGGCTCGCACGCACGGCCACGACGTGGCACGCGGGGTCGACGGTGCGCAGGACCGACGCCACAAGGTCGCCGCCGTTGTTGACCTCGGCCACGATGCGGTCGGCGCGATGGCGGCGGTACGCCTCGACCGCGCGCCGCGCCCACTGCTCCGCGGGGTAGGTGCCCGACAGGTCTTCGAGGACGTAGGCGCGCCCGTCGAGGCCTATGCCGGCGACGATGATGCCGGTCTCGTCGCTGCCTTCGTGCGCGGTCACCGCCGGGTCGATCGCCACGACCACGCGCCTCATGGCGGGCGCGGAGTCCACGCGCGAGGCGTCGAACATCGCCAGCCGCCAGAGCGCGCCGGGGGCATCGTCGAGGATCTCACCGTCAAGCTCTTGGCGCCCCAGGCGGGTCGACCCATAGCGGGCTGTGAGCGCCGCCACGACGCCGGGCGCGAGGTTGCTGGCGTTGTCGGCGGTGCGCCCGCGGGTGATGGCCGTGGTCGAGGCCAGCGCTAGGGCGCGGACCAGCGGCGTCGGGCGCGGCGTGGTCGTGACGCAGACCCTCGGGTCGGAGCCGAGTCGGAGGCCCATTTGCAACTGGTCCCACGCGTCGGGGTAGCGCCACGCCGCGAGCTCGTCGCACCACGCCGCGTCGTGCTGCGGCCCGCGGAGCTGGTCGGGCTCCTCCGCGCTGTAGGTCGTCGCGATTGCGCCCGACGGCCAGGTCAGCCGGCGCTTGGATGGCTCCCACACCGGGCGCTCGGAGTCGGGGCAGCACGCGAGGATCCCCGACTCGCCCTCGATCAGCACGTCACGCACGTCGGCGGCGGTGCGCGCCACCAGCGCGACGCGACGCGCGGCGCCCGAGGCGACGACGGCGCGCACCCACTCGGCGCCCGTGCGGCTCTTGCCCCAGCCGCGCCCGGCGAGGATCAGCCACGTGCGCCACTCACCGAGCGGCGCGATCTGATCCGGGCGCGCCCAGAACGGCCACGCCGTGAGCAGCGCCGTCGCTGCTGCTGGCGTCAGCGACGACAGCACCGACTCCCGCTCCTGCGGCGTCAGTAAGGCGAGCGATTCGGCGGCGGATCTCATCGACGACAGCTACCTCCGTGACCTCGTGGCGCTCGACGTGGTCACCCTTCGCGCGGTGCTCTGCAATCTCGGCCTCCCACCGGGCGCGGCGCGCGTCGGCCTTGCGGCGACGATCCGTGACGCGGTGGTCGATGGCCCACGCGGAGGCACGCCAGTCGCTCTCGCCCGCGGCGGTGACCGTCGCCATCAGCGCGGCGGTGGCCTTCGCGTACTCCGCGTGAGCGTCGGTGACGAGCGCCTCGATCTCGGGCGACGGCGGCTCACCAGCACGGCACGCGGCGACCCACCGATACCACGTCCGACAGCTCAGCCCGACGGTGCCCACGGCCGTGTCGAACGTGGAGCCACCGCGCAGCGCGTCGAGCATGCCGCGGTAGCGCGGCTGGTAGTCGACGCGAGCACTCACCGGCAGCCCGTGCGCGGCGACTGCCGACGGCTCACCGCGCGTCCTCCGGCCACCGCACGCCCCACCGTCGGCGCTCGTGCCGCGTCACGGCGGCGAGCTCGTGCAGCGAGCGCACCGAGAGCACCACGCCCGCGACGGCGATCGTGTACGCCCGCGCCTCGTCGCTGTGAGCGTGGCCCGCGAACGCGTCCTGCGCCGCGTCGCGAATCTCGCCCCACGCGGCCTGCTGTTCGTAGTCCCTGTCTTGGCGTGGCGGCACGACGGCCACCCTGCGCGCACTCGGCGCCCGGCGTCAAGAATCCCACCGCTGCGAGTCCACGCGGAGCCACGCCCACCCGCCCTCGTCGTGCTCCTCGGCGACGGTGCGCCGGGAGGGCGACGGGAGCGGCTCCTCGTCGGGAAGTGTATCTCCGCGCGGTGATACCGTGGGACCGAAACCCCTTTCAGATACTCTTCTTCTGTTAGGGGTTTCGGTCCCATTGGTATCTCCGCTCGGACATATCGTGGGACCGAAACCCCTATCAGAGACACCCACAGGTGGGTGCGTGTCTGTCTCTGTCGCAGGGCAGAGCACACGCACGGCGGCCGCGACGTCGTGCGGCACCTCCCGCTCGCCTCGCTCGTACCGCTGCACCGTCTTGCGGGAGACGCCTAGCAGCCCCGCTAGAGCCTCCGCCGTCAGCCCGAGGGCGGTTCTAGCGGCCAGCACCTCCGCGGCCCCTATAGCGCCCTCAGCGCGCGCCGGGCGCCCCACCGGCAGGACGCGGACGTCGACGGCGCGGCCCTGCCACCCGGACGGCGCGACGGTGCCGACGTGGAGCTGTCGCCCTGGTCGCGTGCGGTGGACGGTGCGGAGTCGGCCGTGCGCCTGCCCGAGCTCGGCGCCCGCGAGCGCGTCGAGGCGGCCCTCGACGTCGAGCCCGAGGTAGGCCGCCTTGACGCGCTCGACGCCCAGGTTGGGGCGCGGGTCCATCAGCGTCAGGGTGGCGTCGCAGTCGGCCATGTGGTCGAGGCCTTCGAGCGCCTGATAGTGCCCGAGGACGTAGCGGCCTTGCCACCCGGCGAGGATCGGCGCGAGGTGAGCGCGCGCCCGGTCGAGCGACGCGGCGGTGCCACGGCAGGCCTTCCACGCCTTGCGCGGGGCGGGGTCGTCGGGCGCGAGGGTGTGCGCGATTGCGGCCTCGATCACCTGCGGGGCGATCAGCCCGACGGAGCGCGTGGCGCCGCCCTCCGCGAGCCACGCGATAGCCCAGCGCAGCGCGGGGAGGATCGCGGGCCAGTCGGGCAGTCCTCGCGGGAGCCACCC